TACTGTCGTTACATTCAATACCACATCGGTGATTTGTGAGTTTGCAGGAATTGTTGCTATCACTTGGTTTAAGTGAGAAGCACCAATAATATCAACAATTGCTGATTGTGCCATTACAACAAAACCTGTGTTCTTGACATTTGAGCCAAGAGTAGTTCCTGTTGTGTCTTTAATCGTTCCAGCTTTTACTGGACCCGAAAATGTAGTTGTTCCCATGTCTATCTCCTTTTGTTAATAGTCCCCGAAGGGTCATAGGGTTAATAAAGTTATATTTTGACATAAAAAAAGGGCGCAGTCAAAGACATACGCCCTTCTTATTAAGTTAATTATTTATTATGCGCCTGAAGTTCCGAAAATACCTCTAGGATCTGAGAAACCAAATGAGTATCTCTCTCTAGCTTTATATCTTACGTTACCTGTATCAAAGTCGCCTTCCATATTTGTGGAAAGAGCAGTTCTTGTGAAATGCTTTAGACCATTAGGTGCATCAGTTTTAATGAAGAATGCGTTCACATCAGTTAAGAAGTGGTTCACTACATAACCTTCAGGAATCATTCCCATATTTCTGATTGCGTTAATGTCGTTATCAGCAGTTCCTGTTCTTAAAGCTGAAGCCATTAATCTGTCAGCAGTAAACTGTAATTCTTTTGGAATTATAAGTTTTCTACCTTGAGTGGCTATTTTAAGACCACGCTCATCCACGAATGCAGCAATGTCAATTAATGACTGCTCAAGTGATGTTTCATTCAAATCAGCATCTGTTGCTAATCTGTTTGATAAAAGACCACCTTGTGCTAGTGGGTGTTGTGTATTAATAAGTGATACACCATCACCACCAGGATTAGTTCCTGAAGCACCCGCAGCAGCAAAGGCTGTGTTTAGAACATCAGCACCTTTTACTTGCTTTGTGTTTGCCATTGATCTTGCAAGAGCTTTTGTGTAACGAGAAGAAAGCTGATCATAAAGATTATCTTCGATTGCCTCTTCTGTTATTGCAAAACCTAATGCAATTGTTTCGTGTGTATAACGTGAAGTGTATGCTTCGACCGCTGTGTCATAAGATATGCCAGCACCTTCTGCTTTTGATGGTGCAGAACCGAAACCTGATAACATTACTTCTTCTTCAAACGCTCTGTCTGAAGATTCGTTGTCAAAGATTTCTGCGTGTTCGTTTTCATACCTTGCGTACTCCAAGCCAAACAGTGCGTTTAGACCTGGTTCTAACTCTTTAACGAGTTGACTTCTAGATATAGCCATAGTTTAGATTCCTGTGGTATCTCTATACTGATGTTTGTTAATTCTAACAAGAATGTTAGCGTTAGCAGCAGTATAGTCACTGTTGTCAGGATCTGTTGAAAGATCATAAACAGCGAAGTTTGAAGCGTTGCTAGTTGCAAATGTACTACCGTCAATTGATACGCCTGAAATACCTGATTTGGTAGATCCTGCTGCATAAGTTGCGATATTAGCAGTTGAACCGACTTGCGCTCGTCCAGCGTTTGCATCGTCACATTTGACTTCAAACACTACGTCTGGGTCACTGATTACGTTTGCAACGATATCATCAGCTACAATTGCCCCTGGATAGTGGTTTGAGAAAGTTGGTTTTTGTGAAGTTGGGTCTGTATAGAAACAACCATTGAAAACACCAACAAGCTCAGCACCAGCAGAGGACCCACGAGAGATTGATCCGTTTGCGTTTAACACGACAGGATCTCCCATAAAAATGGAATTCGTTTCGTTGCTAGCTATGGTCATTTGTTGTTGACCTTGACCCTGATATGCAGAACCTAGCATTAGCACTGGACGAAATCCAAAGTTTCCTTGTTGATTTGCCATAATATTACTCCTTTGTAATACGTTGTTAGTATTGGTCGTTTAACAAACCGTGCCGATTACGACTTGTTTCCTGAACCAAAAGTTACTTTGGTTTGTCTTTGGGGTTTACTGATCGGCATCCGAGGATCCTCAATCTTCAGTAGATCGCTGTCGACAGCCTCTTTTTGGCTCTCGGTTAAGTTTTTGTAATAAGAGTTTCTCTCTTCAACAGTTTCTACTGGCATACGAGCTAACAGTAACCCACCTACCCCTATCACACCAGCGTGTTTTCCATCATCAATGGTAGGAAGTTGCCAATCAGGATACTCATCGGCTCGGACTAATTCCCAACCTTCTCGTAATTTTCCCATGATATTTTTCGTATCATCAAATCCTCTGACTGATTCCCTAATCCATCTGTGTTTAAAACCTTCAGGTGCTGGGGGTGCGTCTAATGAAGAGGGTCTAGTCCAACCTTTTTTACGAGCTGTTTTTTCCCTAGTCTCATTAGATCTTGACGTTTTATTTACCATATTATCTCCAATCTATACATATTTTGCGTATTGTTCAAGAGTAAGACCTAGTTTTTTTGCAATCGCTACTTGACTAGGAGTTAGTTTTACCTTTTTAGAACCGCTTGTTTTTGATGTCCGTGAAGTTCCAGCAACTGTTTGAGGAGCTTTTTCTTTCACTTCTTCTTTTTGATTAAATTTATTGGGAAATTGATTCTTCATATAATCATTAATTTCCTCATAATAATCATCACTTTTAGGATCAAACCCTTCCTTTAAAAGTTTTTTATGATGGGCTAAAGCAGTAAAAGTCATTGCTTCATCTTGACCAAACCATTTATTTTCTTCCGCCCACTGTTCAGCCCTTGGATCAGGCTGTCTTGGTTGAGCTTGTTGTGGCTGTTGTTTTTCAGCCATCAAGCCTTCTTGTTGTTTTAACAGCTGCTCTCTTTGTTGTTTAGAAGCTATAGCTCTTTCTTCTTCAATTGCTAATCTTGTTAAAGCTCTTTGAGACTCAACTTGAGCATTAACATCATTATTATACAAAGCATCTTGATAAGATTTTTTAGCTTGTTCAATTTGAGACTGTACTCTTGTCTCATACTCTGAAAGATAGTTTTCATCAAGAGACTTTATTTTATTTTCATAATCTTCATATTTTTTCTTTGCAGTTTCTGCAAAACGAAGAGCCTCTTGTTCGCGTTGTTCAGTTTTTTCTACTCTGTCTAGAAGTTTTTTAATTCTTCTTTGAACATTTTTAGAGTATTTATCTAAACCATCATCTTTAGAATCATCTTCTTCAGTTTTTTCTTGTTGTTTTTCTTCAGTGGAAGCTTCTACTTTTTCTTCTTCGACTTTTTCTTCTTTAGTAGATTCTTCTTCTTGAAGTTCAACCTCTTGACTCTCGCCAGTAGTGTCAAGGTCTACCATTTTTTCTTCAGTCATTTTTATCTCCTTAATAGATAGTTAATACATCTTTCGGATCTTTCAACTTTGCTAATATTTCATCGTCATTAAGAATACGTATTTCTCCGCCTTCAATTTTGACTCTGGAGCCAGCATATTTAGCAAACACTACCCAATCTCCTTTTTTACACCAAGGTCCATTGGGAAATTTATTTTTATCAGCGTAAGCATCAGAACCCATACTTAAAATTAAACCCACATTAGTAGTGAGTTGTTGTTCCTCGATAGCTTTATCAGTAAGTAACAAGCCACCTTTTGTTTTTTCTACACCTTTATAAGGTAATATAACCATTCTCCAACCTGTTGCCTGAGGAACTCTTTCCATAGCAGGTTTTTCATTCTCTTCTTTCTTTTTTTTATTAACGGCTTTTTTAAGCCCTTCTGGCAGTATTAAACTACTCATCTTTATTCATCCTTTCCATAATCTCTTTATAGTCTCGTTGAAACTTTTGCATTTCATGAAGTTTACCCAAACAATATTTATAATCTTCAAAAGAGTTAACATTCATCGAGGTTATCTCTTCCTCCAATGCTTGTATCTTATCTTTAATAAGCTTAGTTACCTCATAATCAAAGTAAGCCACTATTTCGTAATTTTCTTACTTTTTTCGAAGCTACGCAAGCCCGCCATCCCAAGTAAAGCTGTGACAAGCGGAAATAAAGTCGACATGTCAAGCTCAGGTAAAGGTGCATGATCTACACTAAACGCTGCCAATATAAACACTAAGAATTGTTTTAAAACATATTCCCAAAATATAGCTAGAGCACAGGACATACCAATCAAAGGCCTCCAAGATCTTTGCATGATACCGCCAATACCTGTAGCAGTAGACTTAGCATCAGCTAAGTTTATATCCATTTGTTTAGAATTAATTTCGTTTTCTAATTGTTGTAATTTTATTTTAATTTGACCTTTTTCTTCTTCCGAAGTGTGGACACTGTCAATAACTTTACCGACAGTGTCTACTAAAGATCCGCCTAATAATTTAGATAACATTGATTAGATATATTGAGCAGCTACCCAACCGATTAGTAAACCGATTACGAGCCATTTTTTCTTTGGGTGTTTATCCCAAAGGTCCTTAATCCATTTTTGCATTAGAATACTCCTTCGAATTTAAGTCCTTTTGATGCTATTCCATAGCCACGTTTACGCTTCTTATCCTCAGGAACAGCGCCAACTGGTACTATTTTTCCATAGGGAATATCCATACCTTGTGACTTAGGTCCTTTTTTTGGAGGAATTGTTTTTGTTAATCGTTTAGTCATTAATGTAATGTTAAACTATTTTCAGAATTTTTCAAATAACTAATTTGTTGTTTAATATAGCTATCTGCAACAACTTCCCCATAAACGTCAACCATAGCTTCTCTACTCATTGAAAGCATAACCTGAGCTAATTCTATTAAATCAATACCTTGTTCAGCTTGTTCTTGAACAAAATCTCTTGTGCTATCAATAATTTTTTGAACTCTTCTTTGTGTTGTTTCATCCATTATATCTATAACATACCCTGCTTTTAATTTACTTTCCATTTTTCTTTTCTACTTTCTTTATTGTACCTTTATTTTTAGAAGCGTAGAATATTTGCTCCCCTTTTTTTTTGCCATAATTTTTTTTCATGGCAGACATAATTTTACTACCCTTTTTGGTTAGAGGCATCTCTTCTCGCTTGATTCAAGGTTTGATTAGTCATCTTATCATATTGAACTTCGGCACGTTTATCTGCGATATCATAATCTTTTTGTATTCTTGCTTGATCAATAGCTGTTCTTTGTTTTAATCTTTCAGCATCCAACTGTAATTTAGCAGCGTCTACCTGTGCATCCATTTGATCTTTTTGAGCATCCTGCTGTAACTCTTGTTGTTTTAACTGAACCACGGGGTCAGGTTGTCCTCCTCCCGATAACTGTTGTGACATCTGTTTTAACTCAACCATAAATTGAGCTTCTAGTTTTGCGATGACAGGATCAAGTTGATCCTGTGGAACTTGACCTTGCTGTGCTAAGAACATTGCCTGCTCTTTTGCCTTGAGAGAAATATGTTCTAAAATATGTTTTTGTAATTTCATTGCCATTGGAGGATTACCTAAAATCATTTGATTAGTGCCAAATATAATATGATTCTGAATATGCGCATCGTGATCTTGTCCTTCATATGCTTTTAATAAATTGCCATCTAATAGATCAGCGTGCTCCATTGCTGGATCTTTTGGCTCAACAGGAGTATCTTTTCTTAACATCTGATCTACATCTTTAACACCCAAAGCCTCATACATTCTTCTGTATGCCTCTTTCATGTTGTGTAAGTCAGGAGCACTTTGAGCTAACTGTAATTCAGTTTGAGCTAAGGTCACTCTCTGAGTCATAGAAAAAATATTAGGATCAGAGACTGGTAGTACATCTACTTGCTCACTAAAGTCTTCCGCTTTAATAGTGCGATCTGCACCCTCTACTGCGTAAGGATACGTTTCAGGAAGGTAATCCCCAAAGACCTTAAAAAGTAGTCTGAATTCTTTTTTTTGAGAATAGTAACATCTCTTATGGATCGCGGACATAACTTTAGATCCTCTCTCCAGTAAAGCCATTGTTGTACCGACAGGAGCATTTTGATTTGCATCGCCTACCTGTAAATCAGTGATAGCTGCAAATCTTTGTCCTGACTGCACTACAAAACCTAATAGACTATACAAAGTTTGAGAGGGTTCTTTGTAAGGT